AATGTATGTGGTATCAGTTTCCACGAATGACTTGACCGTCATTCGTGCTTATGACGGGAGCGTCCTGGCATCTCATAATGACGACGTCGCCATCCATGTAAATCGTACCCTGACGATTGAGCGCGGATTGAACGGCACGACGGCCGCAAGTCATTCCGACTCGGCGACTATCACCAAGTACGCTCCGGATGCGGATGTTACCAGGTGGGCACTAGCCGAAGCTATCACCACCTGGCACCAGGAACATTCCGGTTGGGGTAGGTCTATTGGTACCGGAGATGCCGCCACAGAACTCACAGGGCGCGAAATCACGCAGCTACGCGAGTCGATGGTTAGTTACTACCGGAGAACCAGGGAGGCGGTAATCTGATGGCCCAGGGAATCACGGTGGAATTGAAAGGCCCGTTGCTTACTAAGGGCAACCGTATGTTCGACCAGATGACGAACGAACTGGTTCAAAGAATGGTCGAGATCGGTGAACAGAAACTCGACCAGACTCTCCGGTTCAGACCCGCGGGCGTCTATCTGAGCGTTCAGCAAGCAAGGCCAGGTCAGGCCAGTACGGGAAACTATCGGCGGAACGTCCAGGGTAAGACGCAATGGATGAAGGGCACCATCGACGACGGTAACGTCGTCTATGGCCCCTGGCTTGAAGGTATATCTTCACTTAACCAAACCAGGGGGTTCAAGGGCTACGCAAGTTTCCGCAGGACGGCCCAATGGATGCAGTCCAGGATAAGGCCCGAAACTAAGGCGGTTGTTGCCAGGTGGAAACGTAAAATGAACGGGAGCGTGTAATGGCATTTGATATCGGCGCAACCCTACACGCAATGGAAACCTATTGCCAGAAGTTGGGGTTGTTTTCCACGGTGCAGATCGGCGAACCTAAACAACCACCAGGGCATGGGATACATGCGGCCATCTTTATGAATAACGTAGCAATCGTCATGGTTTATGCGGGGGGCGATACCAGGGAAAACCACCTGGTAACGCTTCGGGTGTATAAGAATATGTTAGCGGAACAATCGGATCCGCAGGCAAGTCTTGAAGCAGAAATGGCATCTGTTATGTCTAAACTGATGGAGGGATTGCTCGGGGATACAGACCTGGAATCAACGGTCATGTCGATTGATGCGGCGGGTATGGATGGCGCTAACATGACGGCCAACTTCGGGTATACCGATGTTGGCGGTACTTTGTACAGGGTGGCAGATATCACGGTTCCGCTGATCGTCAATGGGTCGGCTACATTATCAGGAACAGGAGTTTAGATTATGGCAAAAAAAGCGGGATTAGGAGATGCGTTCTATATTGGCGGGTATGACTTATCTGGCGATGTTTCATCCGTCGATACAGTTTCAGCACGAAGGGCGGCAATAGAAACACCAGTGCTAGAAAAGTCTGCAATGGTTCGGCTCCCAGGAATGGCTGACGGGGAGATAAGTTTCACATCCTGGTTTGACGACGGAACGGACTTATCGCATACAGCCTTGAAGTCACTCGTCACGACTGATAGGGAAGTTCTGTATTGCCGAGGAACCGCTGCGGACTCTCCTGCTGCAATGCTCGTAGCCAAACAGATCAACTACGATTTCACCCGAGCAACGGACAAAGCTCTTTCGGCATCTGTTCAATGCCTCGGAAATGGTACCGCCCTTGAATGGGGAGTCTTATTAACCCCAGGGGCAATTACGCACTCAAGCTCAAGCTCAACCTCGGACAAGGACGACTCAGCGAGTAGTTCGGCAGGACTGGCGGCAGTCTTGCAGATCGTCTCAATCAATAGCGGTACGCCGACCTTCAAGATTGAGGACAGCCCGAATGGTTCCAGTTGGTCGGATCTTGTATCCTTTACTGCGGTCGCTAATGGCAACGAGCCCGCGTCGGAGCGTGTGTCGGTCACCGGTACGGTCAACCGATATCTTCGGATCACGTCGACGGGAACATTCAGCAATGCCAAGTTCATTATTGCTTATAGAAGGGGAACGGCTGAAGATGATCCGGCCTACTGATTACCAGACTACCTGGACGCAGGATGCCCACTTCAGGACCGCAACGTGCAAAGAAGTGGAGTGCGCGCATTATACAAAAGGTTGGATAACAAAGGCTCCAATTGGTAGTCCAGAGGATGATTATATCAAGAACGATAAATCCAGAAAGTGGATCGCAGTAAAAGCAGACGAGGCTACGATTCATTACTTTTTCGAAGCGGGGCAGAAATGTTTCCGGCCGCATCGGGTAAAGGTTGAAAGGGCTCCATTTTACACCATGAATCAACCTGGTAGGGAAACCGCCAGATTGATTCGGGCGAATATGGATTTTGACGAATGGACAACACGACACAACGAACAATCTTATAGAGCTAAAAAAGGGAGGTAGTCATGGCAAAGGAAGCACCAACAATTTCTGTAACGGTAGATGATAGTGGTGGCAGCGGACAGAATATATCGAATAGTATAACGAATCTCGATTGGGCGATTCCACGAGGCGTTCAGGATGTGACAGGGGTCGACAAATCAGCGATGGAAAGAATACTGTTGCTTGCGGATTTCTCTATCACGATGAACGGGGTTTTCGATGATGGAGCGAACCTGGCGCACGCTGTATTCAAAACGGTATCAAGCACCTCCGAAGGAAGAACGATCGTAATCGTAACCAGTGGGCAGACCCTAACGATCGGCGATGTATTGCTAACGGATTATGCGTTGAGCAGAAGTACGGATGGTTCGCTGACCTGGACTGTACCAGGCGTCACAGAAGATGGCACAGTACCAAGTTGGTCATAAAAATAACCTTATAAGGGGAGACTATGGTAACGACGCAAAAGGTAAAAGGGTTCAAGATTCCCAAGCGAACGGCGACCCTGATTCTTGACGGTGATTACGCAGGGGCCGAGGTAGTCGTTCGCCTGGATGTTCCGGTTGGCACATTCCTTGAGATTCAGGATCTAGTTGCAGAAGAAAAGCAATTGCACGTATTCCAGGTTTTCGGGGATTCTATCCTCGACACCTGGAATCTGCGGGATGAGAACGATCAGGGTATACCGGCCAATGGTGAAGGTATGCACAAGATACCGATCGACCTGGCGAACATAATAATGACCGAATGGTCGGGAGCTGTGACCGAGCCCCCTGACCCTTTAGGCTAGAGTTGGAGCGGTGGCGGGCCGTCGGTGGTGGTATAGATAGTGACGGCAATGTAGTGTCCGAGCCCTGGGAACTTGTGAAGGCTCGGATGATTGATAACTTATGCCAACGGTATAGTTGTTTACCGTCCGCGTTATTGGCGGAGGATGTAGACCGGATCATCCGGATGCATAGCATCCTGGCCCTAGCGGGCGACGACCAGGGTTCACCAGGGAACCCACCAGGTAACAGCATGGAACAAAGTCTGGCGAACATGAGCATGGGGATATAGATGGCAAACGAAGTAATTATCAATGTAAAGTCCGACACGAAGGGCGCACAAAAAGGGCTCTCGGATATGAATAAATCCCTGAAGCAATTCGGGGATAACGCCCGCAAGGCAGGGATGGCGTTCGCCGCTGTCGGGGCTGTTGGGGTTGTAGCAATCAAGGGGTTCCTGGATGCCGCACTGGAGCAACAGAGAAGCACCCAATTGCTTGCGAGCAGTATCGAGAACCTTGGTATATCCTACGAATCAGTTCGGCACGATATAGAGAAAACAACCTCGGCCCTGCAAGCCAAGACAAATTTTGGCGACGAGGAACAGATGCGAGCCCTGGCGCTTATGGTGCCAATGCTCGGATCTGTTGATAAGGCAATGGCCGCATTGCCTGCGGTCATGGATGCCGCTTCGATTAAAGGTGTTGCGCTTGGTACAGTGGCAGGAACTTTGACGAGGGCATTATCCGGACAGGTCAACACGGCGATCACCCTTGGAATGGCGTTCGATGAAACCGCAGACTTCGGCGAACGCCTGGAGCAAGTCCTGGGCGCCATAGCGGGTGCGGCTGAGGCCAGTGCGAACCCACTGACCCAACTGAACAACGATATCGGAGATCTCAAGGAAAAGATGGGGTTCGCCCTGTTGCCAATCATGGACCCCGTCATCCAGAAAACACGTGATTGGGCACTTGAGTTGCAGGGGGTCGACGAGCAAACCCTGCAAACCACTGCGAAGGTTCTGGCAATAGGAACAGCCATCGGAGTTGTGGGTGGAGCGTTCTTGTTATTTGTTTCTTTTATTCCTGCAATAACTGCGGGGTTCCTCGCACTTGGGGTATCGGCGGCGGTACTTGCAGGCGCAACGGGTATCGGTTTGATTCTGGTGGCGGTGGCAGGATTGGCCCTCGCATGGAAAACCGACTTTATGAATATCCAAAGCAAAACCACTTTTGTCGTGGATGCGCTCGGGATTGAGTTCGACGATCTTCTCGCGTATATGGGGCCACAGGGGTCACTTATAGCGGCACTGAAGAACCTGGACAAAGAATTCGAAGTCACCTGGCATGGTATAGGAGATAGGGGAAAGAAGATCGGCGAAGCCTTAGTGAGTGGGAGAACCCCGTTTGGCAGTTATGATTTGCAACCTATAATTGATAAGGTAAAAGAAGTTGGCGAAGAATTTATGAACGCAGGGAAAGAGGTAGCTACCTTTGAACATAATATGGGCATACATATGTCAGCGGTAGCCAATGATATCGGCAAGGTTGAGGAATCCGCCCACCGAGCGGCGGCGGCAATCGGGAGCATGTTTGCGGCAGGAACTGCTCAACAGAAACCGCCAGAGTTATTCGGTGGCCCTGGAATGAGATGGAATCCGGAAACGGAAATGTTCATTCCAAGTTCATCAATGGGGCCGGTGCCGTTCCCTGCACTGTACAGCGATCCTTCCAAAACCGTGGCAGCCATAGACGCACAAAACGCCCGAAGGTTGGAAGTAATCGAAGCACGGAACCTTGCTTGGGTCAATGGGGATTTCCAGATCGCATCCATCACAATGGACGGGAGGGTGATGAACGACGTAGTGAATGACAATATGGGGAGTGAACTGGTGTCTAGCATAGACGTTACCGGAACCTTTACCCCATGACGACCGAACTGATTAGGAGTTGAAATGGCCTGGACGTTACAATTACTGAATGACGATACGACCATCGACCTGAATGATGGTACAAATTATTCGGGCATGGGATTTATGGCACCGGTACCACCTCGACGGATTGCTTCTGGTGGCCAGAATATGTTTCGGCATGGCACCGATATTCAGGAGCGTGTATTTCAAAATAGGCGGGTGGCGGTAAGTATCCGGATCAACGGAACTTCTCAGGATAATCTTATCAGCAACATCAACGCCGTGAGTTCATTGATAGAACGTGCGGCGGACTATTCCACCTCGGGAATAGGTTCCCAGGTGAAATTACGCCGCAAGTGGAACAACGCAACGAACCAGGTGGATTTCTTCGTACTTGAAGGGATGGTAAGAATCGCGGATGAGTTCGCAACCATTCACCAGGTGAACAACACCGTGATAGCAACCCTGGAACTCATATGCGAACCGTTTGCTTATGGAGCTGAAGAAACTATCGAAAACTTTGTTGCCGATCCAGGGTTCGAAGTTGCGGGCACCGCCCTGGCGGATTGGACTCAGAACCATACGGGGAACGGTACCAGTGCGCGGGATACCTCGGTCAAGAAAGACGGCAACGCATCACTCAAACTTGTTATGACCTCATCCGATGACGATGAGGTAATCGAACGCCACCAGACTCTTGCCGACGTGGACGCCGGAGAGGTTTGGAGTTTCCAATGCTGGGTACGTGTTGACGCCCTTAGCAATTGCAAGGTCGTCATGGGGTTGGATTACAATACTGGTACCGATGTCACGGTGGAGACTACCACCGTGAACGCCTCATCCTTCGTAAAACTTACGAGCAATAACAACACGGTACCAGGGTCAGTGACGTCGATGGTCTTACGGTTGCGTCTCGAAGCAACCGATGATTCCGCAACTGGTACGGTATACATCGACAACGTTATAGCAGTTTTGGGATCTGCCGTCCCGTCCGCCTGGGCGAGCAGTCACGCAATAGCCAACCATTACGATGACGCCGCCCAGGCTTCCACTAACTACGTCGACATCCATGATGTCGGCGGAGACGTCCCTGGGCTCTTACAGGTAAAGGTTGCCGAAGGGCAATCGCATGATGAGTTATGGATGGGGGCACGTCATGCCGGTCGCCAATATGACGACGATATTATTCTGGAAGGCGAGGATGGTACGGCTTCTACAATAGCGCATCCGCAAGTTGGTATTGTGGAAAGTAATACGACGGCATCTGATGCGGCTTATAGTGGCGGAAGTCTGAGAGTTTCTCAGCTTC